ATGCGCAAACAAATTGGGCTTTGTTCCAGAATAAAATACATCAAACATGATAAGAATAGACGAGATTTATAATAATACTTTTTGGCCTTGGATAGAAAAAAATCTACCAGGTACGAGATTGTTTTTTTGTGATCCGCCAGGACAAACTGACCCGGATGCTTTATTTAACTTGGGCAGTGATGACATTATAGAAACTGACTATGTATGGATGCACGATCAAGAGCCGTGCTGGACGGAAGAATATCGGCCATTGTTTGATGATGTAGCAAGACGGAATATAGATTTGTGGTGGCATCAACATAATCAAGTAAAGCCAACCCAATTTGGTCATGTTGTTGTAAGTGAACATGGCGAGTATGTTGAACGTCTATGTGAAACATACGGATGGAAAAGTCACTATTATTTTTACCACGGCTGGGCCTGTCAAGACTGGTTCCGCGGTTATGACAAGTCATTCTTAATTCCTCGAGCAAGAGATCGTGCGCCCACACGGACTTTTATGAGTCCCAATCGTATTGTAGGTGGCAAGCGTGATCATCGTGTGTTGTTTTTGTATAATGTATTCAAACAAGGTTTAGAACACAATCATATCAGTGTGCCACGAGTATGCCAATACGAAAATGTTGATATAAGTGTTGTGGCCAACAAGTATTGTAACACATATCCAGATATTTCGCAAGTGTTTGAACATGCTGCCTTGCCAAGATTGTTTGCAGGAGAAGAATCACAACAGATGACCAGTTGCTGGCTAGGTAACTATGCAGAAGCACAAGACAGTTTGGTATATGTTCCTACCGAAACTGTATACTTTGGACGCAGAACACACATAACAGAAAAAACATTTAAAGCTATTGCATTAGAAATGCCATTTGTATTGGTTGCACCTGCCCACAGCTTAGAGTATATGCGCAGTTACGGATTTAAAACTTTTGATGACATATTTGATGAAAGCTATGATGCCGAAACCGACGACGTGCTACGTGTGGAAAAGGTCGCTCGATTACTAAAAGATCTAGACAATCAAAGTGCAAGAGAGCGCCAATCAATACATCGTGCGTGTTTACCTCTCGTGGAACACAACTTCCGCCATTTTTACAGGGGTGGCCTGACAAACGTATTATGGCCAGAACTAACTAGCATGCTCCATGGACTACGCAAATAACTTTGTTGCTGACCGCGTAGTTCGTAACAAAGCATATCCTGCACTAGCACGGTGGCAGGCACAACCTTACACTGCAGAATGGCGTGAATTTGTACAGCATTGGCCCAATACAGTTCCTGCTGAGTTGTACGAACATTTCAACACACACGGCATCAAGTATAAGTTATCTGATCTTAGCAATCTTACAAGTGGTGCTTACTACACAGTAGGACTAGGCTTTTTTAACTTTGATGTTGATTACTTTGCTTTAATGACTGAGGTGGTACGACGTCAGTTGCGTCGAGAAGAACTAACTGTGCTGTTTTACTATCACGAAGGTGACAATCCATTCCGTATCAAAGATCGACTAGACGAACTGTGTCAAAATCATTTGCTGCCACCCAACTGCTACCGGTTTGTCAGTGGCAATACAGCAGCCAATGGCATTCCAGGCTTTGTGTATTTTCCAGATCACGAACTTCTATACTGGCATCGCAATCAACAAATACCCCCAACACCTGTACACACCAATCGACGATTGCGTGACTTTACAGTACTAAGCAGAACACACAAATGGTGGAGGGCCACTGTGATGACAGACCTACACCGTGAGGGATTACTAGACAACAGTTACTGGAGTTACGGAACTGACATTGTGACAGATGAAGCCGAAACTGACAATCCCATTGAGGTTGATACTCTTGAAATTCGAGAAGACATCAAACAGTTTTTAAGCAACGGTCCATACACATGCGATGCACTCACACACGAACAACACAACGATCATCACCTAATAGAAACCAATCATTTTACAGATAGTTACTGTAATATAGTATTAGAAACACACTTTGATGCAGACGGATCAGGTGGTGCGTTTTTAACTGAAAAAACATTCAAAGCAATCAAACACGGACAACCTTTTGTTGTAGTAGGATGCCCTGGATCCTTGTCTGCATTGCGAGACCTAGGTTATCGTACATTTGATCATGTCGTAGACAACAGTTACGATACAATACAAGATAATACTGAACGTTGGATTGCTGTGCGTAAAACAATTGCACAACTAAAGTCGCAAGACTTGCACACCTGGTTTGAATCTTGCCGATCAGATGTTGAACACAACCAACAGTTATTTTGTAGCTCAAAAGCCCACAGATTAAATACTCTATTAGAAAGAATACACAATGATTAATTCCTACACCAGTTGGCAACCCTTAGAAGAAGTTATTGTGGGTCGTGCTTACAGTCCAGATTATTTTGACTTTATTGACAATCCGCAGGTGCGCAATCAACTACAACAAATTCTAGCCGAGACTGAGGAAGATTTAAACAACCTGCAAAAGACCATCGAAACCTATGGTGCTCGTGTACGTCGTCCCAACTTACCACCCAAGGATCAATTTGTGTGGTGGCAAACAGAAAACGGTGGTGCACCTTTGCCTCCGTTGACTCCACGTGATTGGCAAATTAGTCTGGGACAAAAGTTACTGCGTGTGTTACCAATGGAAGAACTGGACGACATTTGTGCAGAATATGCAGACCAAGTGATCAGTCCACATAACGGTCGGTGGGATGCTGACTGCATTCTTAACCAAGCAAGTGCTAGTTGTATTGTGCGTGTAGGGCGTGACGTATTCTTTGACAACAGTGATTATCTAAAGCCAGAACAAACACGTTGGATTGTGGACAACTGCTTGGGCCCAGAGTATCGTATACACGAAGCAGTAACAGACGGCCACGGCGATGCTGTGTTTGCTATTCTCAAGCCCGGTGTTATTTTGTCTAGCAAGCACGATGTCAACTTAGATCTTGCCAAGGACTTTCCAGGATGGGAAGTGCTAAAGATTTGGGATAGCAGTATCTGGGCAGCCATGGAAATAGGCAAGTTCAAGTACGAACAAAGCCCTGGAGCATGGTATGTGCAAGGACAAACCCCCACACAGGAGTTTACAAAGTTTGTTGACACATACTTGAACAAATGGACCGGCTTTGTTGCCGAAACAGTGTTTGATGTCAATTGTTTAGTGCTGGACGAAGAAAATGTTATCTTCAGTGCGTACAACAGAGATGTGTTTGATTTCTGTAAACGGCATCGTATCAATCCAATTATTAGTGAACTGCGTCATAGTTACTTCTGGGATGGTGGCATCAGTTGCTGTACACAGGACTTGACACGCCGAGGCGGCTTAGAAACATATCTATAATGTTTGTCATTCCAATTGCTAACCGGCACTCCTACAATTCAATACCGCGCAATGCAGATTTAAAATTAACAATTGACAATCACTGCAATGCACCCAGTCGCCAATTGGTTATAGACTGGAAAGGTGATTGTTTTGTATGTGGATGCGAAGCATGGTTGCCAATCAGTGTAGGACAAATTTCAGACTTTGATTCATTGGCCAGTGTATGGAACAGCAAGTCAGCATTGGCATTACAAGCCGACATTGATTCTGGTGCTTATACACATTGTGCTGTTGATCGATGTGGTGTGGTACACTCTAGCAAAATAGATACAACACACGTGGTCAGCATCAACGTTGACGAAAGTTGTAATCTACGTTGCCCAAGTTGCAGGCCTGCGGCAATAATGATCAACTCTGGCGACGAGTATGATCGCAAACTAGCACAGGTACAACACATACGTCGTTTGTTAGAAGAATTTAAAGAACCTTGCCACATTGTAATGAGTGGCAACGGCGATCCGTTGGCCAGTGCTATTATGCGACCATTGATACGAGAATTTTGTCCAGGCCCCAATCAAACTATTCGGTTGTTCACCAATGGCTTGTTATTGAAAAAACAACTGGATGATTCTCCTATACTTGATCACATTACACAGTATTTTATCAGCATAGATGCAGGCTCTGCTCCAGTATATGAACGTGTGCGTCTAGGAGGACAGTGGTCACAGTTGATTACCAACTTAACTTGGTTGCAGGGCACTGTAGAACGTACAGGTGCAGAAGTACTGTTAAAGTTTGTGCTACAGCAAGACAACTATCAAGACATGCAGAACTTCTGTCGACTATGTGTTGATATGGGATTTAGCGGAGTGATTAACCGCTTAGAAGATTGGGGCACATGGGTCAATTATGCTGAACATGATGTGATTGGCAACATCTCTCATACAGATCATTCAGCAGCCATGTACTTTTTAGGCACAGCATATTCGGAATATGCAGGACGCATACAGTTTAATCCCAGTTTAGTAGAACTGTGTCATGTCCAGTAAGTTTCGAACTCCAAGTGCGGTTATTGTCATTGATGCATGGCTAGATCCAGTTGGCCATCGGCCGCATCAAATGTTTAAACACTTAGCCGAGTTTATTCAACAAGATTTTGTAAAGTGCATAGTGGTTGCATCTTACACAGAATACGAATTGCACGGAACATCAGCAACGCCAATAGAATCGCCAATTTGGCACAACAGTAGACAGGTGTTCAATCCCGATCTCAATCCTGCTGTTCCAGCCTACACAGGTTCAGCCTGGTTGGCACAAGAACATGCACAGATAATCTCTGACAACCATCATGGACCTGTTGTAAATCAATTTATACTTCATGATACACCAGTCACTAATCCGGCTGTGTTAACTATGCCTCTCAGACAGGATCAGAAAATGTTTGCGGCCTGGACTCTGGACCAGGTGGTATATTTGCTCAATTCACAGTATCCTGACGTTGAAAATGTATATCTATGCGGCGGAGCATTTGAACTGTGCTTCCAGGATCGACCTATTGGGCTGACATCATTAATAAACGCAATATCCTTGGAACAATTTGACAACGTTAAAAATTTGTTAATTCCACCTAAGTGTGTTTTTACCAGTATTGGCGTATTATTAAATAATAGGTTAGAACTAATTGATCCGGGTTGGCATTATAATCAAGCACAGGACTTGATTCATGTACAAGGCCGAGCATTGCGTGAACCAACCACTAGTAAGGATGTGTTGGCAGCATTAGATCTTGAACAGATGGACAACCAACGGTCCGCACCCAGCAACCTAGACTATTATAGTTCTATCAGCCACGGAAACAACAGTTTCCAATCAGTGACACGACGTCGATCTATTTCAGTCAGATAAACTTTCAAATCAGCAATACGTTCTGCGTTGCGAGGTCCTGCTACAATCTGTTTCATAATGCCACGCATGTGTTCTTTAGCACTGACTTCGCTGGGATTGCGTTCTCGCATTGCGGCCAGTAAACGTGCAAAGTCCTGTTCAAACACGCCTGGTCCAAATATGTCTGGAACCATTTCAGGCGGGGTCATCACACTCATGAAACTGTAGCTAATAGGATTCCACGGATTGCGACGATCGTTCCACTCGTTTATCTTTTCCACTAGCTCAGGTGCTGTTTTAATTGTCAATGCCGACACTGCACTGTTCACGCACATCACAACCCAGTCTTTGTCTAGTAGATATTCCCAGTTTTCTGTCCACTCGGCCAAGTCTAATCCCCACCGCACATATTCTTCTTGTGGTCCCCAGGCATCTATACTACCTGTGATTTGCAATCGTTTTAGTGCGCCAGACTCAACCATCTTGCCAAAGCGATCAATGTAGGCTTGGAACTTTTTAGGTGGTACCTTTAGGTTGGTAATAATGTTAAATGTAAGTTCTGGATTGGGATGACTTTCCCAGAAGTCCATGCTGATGTCAAACTCATCCTGGAAGAAAGGCTCGCCACCCAGTATTTGATAGTAGCGTATGTGTTTGTAACGATCTTTCTCTTCCAGGTAGCGCCAAAAGTCTGCCAGCATGCGCTCATAGTTGGGATTAGATTGTGTGTTGTGCCCAAAGTTTACATTGCCTTGTGTAAACACACCAAATCGTCGGTTCTCTTCTTCCCATTTTGTACTAAAGTGACTGCCGCAATACAAGCAGGCCATGTTGCATACATTGTTGAAATATACTTCTAATATGGTAGGTACAACTTCCAACGTAGTTGGATCTTTAAACAACTCGTGCGGAGTACGATCCAGGTCATGACGAGCATGTAATTGATATTGTCTGTCGCTCATGCCGCCAGCTGTTTCAATCTTTTCGCAGTACTGACAACCACCCTGTGGCCATTCGCCACGCAACATCATTTGCCTGGCTTCTATTTTGTTTGGCAGATTATGAAAACTTTCAAAGTTGTCTGGAGGTATGGGTTGTTGGTCTGTACGGTGACAACTAGCACTTGTGCCTTGATTTAAGTACACAGTGCTCCAGGCCCACTTGAGCAAGCATCCTGTGTCTGTTTTGATTGGAAATACTTGTTTATCAGTCATGAGCAGACTTTTACTCCGTATAATTGTTCAAATCTATCTGCGTCTGCACGATCATTTACCATGGGTTCGCCACGTATGTTAAGACTTGTGTTAAGCAACATAGGACAACCTGTTGCCTTGTACCATTCTTCTAGCAGTTGTCTTATTCCGGAGCCATCCTTAGGAACAGTCTGTACCCTACTAGTGCCGTCCCTATGAACGATAGCAGGAAATATGTGAGGATGCCTACAGCGAGCGATGACTTGCATATACCTACTGTTATGGAAGCCATGAGGCATATCAAAATACATATCAACATGCTCCTCCAAAATAACCGGCGCAAATGGTCTGAATTGCTGTCGTCTTTTAATATCATTTACACGATCCTTTATGTCTGCACCACGCGGGTCTGCTAATAAACTCCTATTGCCGAGAGCCCTAGGGCCAAACTCAGCACGACCACTAGCAACACCAACAATTTTATCGCTTAGTAAGCAAGATACAATATCAGCAACAGGATAAGCACCCGGAATAACACAACCCAAATAGGCGTTTTTCCAATGTATCTGTTTTCCGTATGCAAGTGCTGCCGCGCCCAAACTACTGCCAGCGTCACCAGGACAAGGCATAATCCAAATATTATCAAAGTATTCTCCTAGGTTGCGGTTAGCACTACAGTTGAGAGCAACACCGCCCATGTAGACCAAGTTGTTGCTCCAGCCAAAGTCTCTGGCTCTGCGCATCACGCTGTTGATCAATTGTTCCGCAATGGCTTGTGCACCTGCGGCAATATCAAACTCAGTTAAATCTTGCAGGTATTGACTGTCTATTCCTGTGTGTAGATTTTCACAAAAGCGTATGGTGTCTACATCTTCTACCAATGCTTGCATTTTAACAGCGTGACTAGCATTGCCATATGCGGCCATACCCATCAAGATATATTCTTCGTCTAGTGGGCGTAGGCCAACGCTGCCAGTAGCCGCAGAGTAGAACAATCCAATTGAATGTGGGTAACGCTGTGTCCAAAGTTTTTTATACGTTGCCATGCCTGATCGATCATATTCTGCTCCCCAGATAGTTACGGTGTCTAATTCACCAATGGCATCAATTACAACCACTGTGGCCCTGTTATAGGGGCTGGATTGGAATCCTGCGGCGGCGTGACTATGATGATGGGACATATATTTTCTAGGGCATCGTAGTAGTTGCTGCCGATGAACAGTATCAGATAGATGTTTATGCAAATACTGATCCAAAGTAAAATTCCCAAAATCAAAGGCTTCCTCATATTGTCCCGAATATAGTTGTTGTAGTTTTTTGACCCACGGACGTTCATAGTATGCAATCACATCCGGAGTTGCGTATGACATTGCTTCTGCAATGATCGAATCATTTAGATGTGCATCGTTTTTGTTTTTGCTGTAGCGTTCTGCATGCCCGGCAAAAAGTACACTGCCGTCAGACTGAATTACACTCACAGCGGCATCGTGAAACCCGGCACTGACACCCAAATATGTTTTCAACTTCATTTGTAGATAAAAGGATCTCGTTTACGTAGTTCTTTTAGTTTTTTACGATAGCGTATTTCTAAACGAATACGATTGTATAAATTTTTAATCCAGTTCATATCATGTCCCTTGTATTATTTTAATTTGTTGATCTGCATAATCTGCATCTGTCCAATTATAACTGTATGTAGCTGTTGCATCACTGGTGCGTATTTTATGCACGTTAAGATGACTTCCTAAGGTGTTCCATATATCTACATAGTTATCTGTTCCAAAACTACGGATTAAATCTACCTGTGCCACCTGCGGATGTCCAATGGTTAGACTTTTATCTTCTGGATCAAACCCGTTGTTTGTTAACCATACTCTAAAATCTGTCAAGGTTTTTTGCTGCCACGGAAATGTGCCAGGATTGTTGGCCCATTCAATGTCAAAGTCGCCGGCGGCTTCTGTTTGTGGTTTTAGCGTTGTAGTTATTAACTCTCCTACACGGCTGTCTCGTCCTTCATCATTGAACACTTCCCAATGGTGTTTGCCTACAGCTTTATTTACGCCTACAAAAACTCCACCCAGTGGCCTATTGATTGTTTCAACTCCAAACAGTTCATAATCTTGTTCATCTAACACAAATCGCGGTGCGTGTAACCAACACATGAGTTGACTAGGTCGTTGCCATTCAGGTGTATAAAGTGCTTTGCGCATACTGAGAACAAGACTTTCGTATTCATGACATAACAAATTTAATTGTCTTATATGCCATCGTGTCACGGGATCTGCTTTGGTATAAAAAGGACTCATTGCACCCGATATACCTTGCAAATCTTCAAAGTAACGATGTAGATAGTTTAACTTATCATGTATTAACTTTACATCGGGCGCAATAGTATTAGCAGTTGAAAAATAATCGTCAATATGATATCCAATGTTGGCAGCATTAATGGCAGCAATACTACTGTTCATTTGTTCGGTTAAGTATTCTGCGTTGCGTTGACTTTGCACAAATCCAAAAAAACAGTAATTCTTTTCCAAATGATAATTGTTACGGATTAGGGTATTTAATGCGGCAAGCCATTTGTGACTCAAGCTGTTATCTGCAACATCAATCCACACTGTCGTAGTGCTGTTGTCATTGCCTTTTAAAGTAATTTCAATTTGATCTATCATTGTATATTCATCCACCACGTTAATACATCAGGCCGGGTGCTCAGTATGTCTGTCATTGTGACTGGTTGTGTACGTATCTGTTCTAATTTTAACACACGAGCTTTGCCTTTTGCAATGCCTGCGGCATATTGATCTGGCCATTGTTCAGCAAACGTAGGGCGAGTGCGCAATTGAGCAAGCATGTTTCGCATTACTTGTGTGTGACATTGCGGCAATAACTCGTCAATCCAGGGTTCTAGTAAATCACGTGGCAATGATAATGGACTCATAACAATATCAGGACCGAAACTGAATATCACTTTGGCCAGCAACTCTACATTATACTTTTGCGCTAACTTTTCCATTTTGATAATCTCAAACATTCCGGGCAGTGTTAGTGTAAAGTCTAGACGCATTTGTCTTCGGTTCTTTTGATAAGCTAGTCCTTGCTCAAAATTATTTAAAAAGGATACATACTCCAAACCTGTACGTATGTATTCTCCGATATCTTCTGTTCCGTCCAAGGAAGCGCAAATCTGCCAGTCGCGTATATTAGATAAAATATCACGATATAAATTAATGCCACGATACTCAATGCGACTAAGATTGGTGTTGTACCTAGCATATACTCTTTCTCCATCTCCAAGTTCTACTATTCTTTTCATGTAGCGCCAGTGCTGTTCATACATCAATGGTTCGCCGCCTACCCAGTATACTTCTTCTACACGATGTTGTTCAACTGCGTCGGCAAATTCTGCCTCAATTTGTTTATCCTGAAACTTAGTTATTTCTTGACGTACATCTGATCGCATCCAATTGTTTTTAGGATTGTGCCAGTTGATCATGTCATGTGTTTTTTGTTCTGTTTCCCAGGCACTGGATAGCATATCACCACAGGTTCTGCATTTAAAGTTACAAAGATTACTAAAACGATAGTCCCAGCTTACAGGTTTCATTGTGGTATACCCGGTGTCATCTGTTGAAGCAACAACATCGTCATACTTGTGTCGGAACAAATGCCAAAAATAACTACGATAAACGTCGGTGTTTAGCAATTTGCTATTGCATACATCGCATTCGGGCAATGTTTCGCCAGACATCATGCGACGTCGCACTGATCGCATGTGCTCACCGTTCCAGTGTTGATCCAAAGTAATAGGAGTGTAACGTCCTGTTCCAGCACCGGTGTCGATGTACTGTTCAAAACTCTGCGCAGGTTCTCTCGACGCACAACACATACGCCGTTCTGTTTGTGGACTTAGATACGTGTGTGTCCATGGCGCCATGCACAGTATGTCAGGTTTTGTTGTAGTCATAGTCGATCAATGCCGCAAACTCTGGTGCCACTTGTGCTAAGTTTTGCTTTCTCTTATGGTCAAGGTCACGTAGATTCATACGTAACAAATGTCCATCTAGACTGTTGCCACGATTCATAAACTCGGCCGCACTGACAAACTCTTTAAGTATCTTAGGCGGAACAGTTGCAGAGGTTAGTTTTGTAGTGATTTCTGCTTTGGCTGATTCTGGCAATGTACTAATACTAAAGTAATAGGCATCGTGCATCATGTTCCAGTAGATAAAATCAAATCCCTGTTGTATTAACCAATTGGCCACAGTTTCAAGATAGTACACATTGAACACGTTGATAGTGCAACAGGCCTGTAATGTGATGTTACTGTTACGACTGCGTAGTTGGCGAAAACGCTCTACATTCTCAACCACTTCGTACCACACAGCATTGGTACGCTGGTATTCAAACCGTTCTGCTACATCGTCGATGCTGATGGCAATTTCAACATTCTTGAAGTGTTTCCAGATGGCTTCGCCTTCTTCTGGATACTGTGTACCATTGGTGTTGTAGTGTATTTCAACTTGTGCTGCACGGCCAGTGTCTACTAATTTTTGTAGCAGTTGAAAATGCTCTTGAATCATAAAAGGCTCGCCACCGGTGAACTCAATGTAGCGTATGTTGTCCAAGTGTTGGTCCAGGTCCGTCCAAAACTCTACACTTTCTCTGGGCCAGGCGCCGTCTCGAAGCATCTGATACGCAAAGCTACCACGAGTATCTTCAGCACGATTGTATTTGATTTCTTCTGCGGCAAACTGACTACTACTCCACGAGCCGCAAATACGACATTTTAAATTACAAATGTTGCCTAGTTTAAGATCCAGGAACATCAATGGCATTGCATCCTGGGTCCAATCAACATCACGATCGATCATGTGCTTGAGTCTGTCCAGTGTGTGCATACGTTTGCTGGTACGACCGGCACGTTCTTCATTCCAGCAACGACGGCAGTTCTGCGGTTTTTTACCAGCAAGAAAGTCTTCTCGCAGAGTTTTCATTGCTCGGCTATTTTGTATTTCGCCCAATCCAGTTGTTGCTAGTTTATATTTGTCTCCGTTGCTGTCAGTGATTTCGTCCATGGCCAGACAGCAAGGACGTACAGTCCCAACAGGACTGGCCTCCAGTGAGATCCAAGGCAACACGCAAAAAGTGTCATGTGGTATGTTCATTTAATAGTCCAATTAATCGTTCTGCCCATTGGGCGTGACAACGTGGTGAGTGATGTAGGTTGTCTGACCCGGCTGAATCAAATAACCATGTTTGCCCAGGTTTTTTTAAATCTCTATGTAATGTTATATCATTGTTATGTAGAACATCAACATATTTAGAATCTAAATCTTCTAGCATAATATGCACAATTTTAATTCTGGCAAACTTACATAAAGTATCTGCAGTAATAATACACTGCAACCAAGGCTGAATAAAATTGTCAATTCCTGACTTTAACAACAAATGAAACGTAGTACTAGAACTTTGTATAGTTTCACACTGAGGTTTGTTATTAATCCAAAGTGTTCGTCTAATGGGATTTGGCCATTGTGCTATTACAAAATCTGGAGTTCTTGCACGTAACTGTGCTACTAGGTGTTTTAAACAGTTTTCTGCATTTCCGCCTGGCACAGCAGTATTAATAATCTCGCAGTTATAATGCGTCGACAACAAAGAAACATAACATTCTGTTGCCGATACTCCTACTCCTGCAGTGTGACTACATCCTAATGCTAGTCCCTTCATTCAATTGCTTTCTGTGTGTAGGTCATATTTTTTAAATTCATCAATTAACCAAGGAAATGTAAACTTCCAACTGGTATTTCTTCGTAGATCCATTTTATTTAAAAAATTAAACAATTGACCAATTTTAAAAACGTCAGGAGCAACCGACTGACTTTGTTTTGCTATGCCTATTAGGTAATCTCTACTAGATATTTCTTCCGGTGTGTTTGCTGGTTTTAATTTAATTATTTGATCAAAATCATCTTTAAATATATCTCCAAATATATCAATAAACATATAGCCTGGGTCGTTGACTGAATTTTGATAATGATATACTGTTCTGACTTTATTCCATTGGGCAATTTTTATCAATAAATCTGGAAGTGTTTTAATAGTTAGAGGAGTAACAGTGGAACTTACAATTAAATTTATCCAGGAGTTACTTAGTAAGTATTCAAAGTTTTTTTCCCATTCCTGAAGATCTAACGGATACCTAACATACTCTTGTTGCGGTCCCCAGCAGTCAAGACTGGCAGTAATTTCAAATTCTCTAATACAGTTATTATCAATTAATTGTTTAATGCGATCAATAATTTTTTGCAAACGTGACAGTTTAATATTTAAATTGGTAAAAATTTGTATTTTTAATTCAGGCGATGGATGTTGTTCAAATAATGTCAAGCATTGTTCTAATTCTTCTTGATAAAGTGGTTCACCGCCTAGTATATTAAATACTGAAAGATTGTGACCGTTGATTTTTAACCATTCAAATAACTTTTTCTTGTTGTGTTCCAAGTTTGCATCTTTAAGAAATGCAGCATCTCCAAATTTAATATTTTCTGCATCCCACAAGCTACTGAAATGTGGGCCACAATAAAGACATTTTAAATTGCATGTATTATCAAAATAAACTTCAAGTATTCTCGGAGTGACATGAATTGCTGTTGGGTCTTGGTCTAATTCTGGTGGCGCATGAATCCCAGGAAAATCCAAGTTGGTAATCCTATCACTTTGTCCGCCTGCTTTTTCGATGTTTTTACAATAGTCACATCCAATGTTGGGCCATTCCCCGTTGAGCATGTTAGTACGATCATCTAATTTGCTCGGTGTATTGTGAAATTCAAACGTATCTGTGTTAAATTTATGATGGTTTGTTCTGTGACAACTGGCAGTTTTGCCAGTGGATAGAAATATAGTACTCCACGTCCATTTAAGTTGACATGCGGTATCAGTTACAATAGGAAATTTCTTATTAAGTAATTTAGATTTATTTTTAAAAGAGCCTGGCGCATATCCAAAAATTTCAATGCACTCTTTTTGTATGTTTTCTGGAAGAGATTTAAACTCGTATTCATTTTCACAATCGGGCCACAACGGATCACGTATCTGATTGTAAAATTCGTTCCATGTACTCATTTAATTGCTCTTAATTCTGGTAACACATCAAGTACATGTTCTCGTCTAATGCTGTCAAGCTCGTGCGTCTTACGCCAAAAAGTGTCAAGTAGCTGTGTGTTGTCAGTGCTGTTCATAAATGTAATGGCGCTTTCAAATCCCACAGTGGCACGATTCAGTTGATCCAACGGTCGTAACCATTCTAAATGCTGTTCATATTTAGACTGTATTCGTTGTTTGTATTCGCTGGGCGCAATATCAATTCTTAAATATGCAGGGTCTTGCAGTATGTTTACATTAAGGTCTTGAGGCGTTAACATACCTTTCTCTACCCAGTCTCTATGAAAGTCTGGAAGATGTAATGCGTTCATAATACTAAGTGTGGGACTGATGTAAAAGTCTACTCTGGGGCATATTTCCATCATTTGTCTGCGATTTGATTCTACCACAGCCCAGTCTGTGCCTTTGCGTATGTACTCACCGCGTGGACCAGACGCATCAAGGCTTGCCCCAACTGCTACACTGTCAAACTTGCGCCAGTAATCAAATACTGTACGGTCTTTAAGTCGTGTTTGTGTAAAGTTAGTATTGTATATTAGTCTAACATCAAAGCGACCACGACGTTCTAGTTCTTCTAGAATCAGGTAGTGCTCTTCCATCATCAGGGGCTCGCCGCCGGCAAAGTAAATCTGCTCCACGTGATCAATATGCTCGATCAGTTGTTCCCACAAGTCAGTGGCATAACGACCAGCATAGTTAAGAGGTTTGTTTTGACTGGCCCAAGCAGGCCCGGCCAACTCGGATTGATCTTTATACCAACTGCTACTAAAGATATGCCCACAACTACGGCAACTTAAATTGCAAAGATTACTAAATCGCAGATCCCAATAGGTCATTTCAAATTGATCAACCTGCCCGGCAGCATTGGTATTACCTACTCGATTGATATGATGCCCGTGGTGCTTGTTGGCACTTTTGCGGCCACTGAAAAATCCCGACTCTTCCTGTTCGTAGCAACGACCACAGGCCGGGTTGGGGGTTTCTGACAGCATGTCAACTCTGAGTTGTTTTTGTTCTGGACTGTTCCATATTTCTGCCAGTGTGTTTGATCTGCAGTTGCCAATTTGGCCCACACCCATTTCAGCATGACAGCAAGGATATGCTTCGCCTGTGGGATATGCGTGTAAGTGTATCCAAGGGTAGATGCAGAATGTTTTGGAATCTTTTAATAAAAATTCTTCACGTTCCGAAAGTTCTGTTGGACGTACCAGGTCTGTTGAATTATATTTGTATTGAGTCATACCATGTTGATAATGTTACGTCTATTGGATAACTGTCTTTAAATGTATCTTTAAAACTTTTTCCGCGGCGTTGGTCATACTGTGTGTAAAACTGCTTAAAGTCATTGTGTAACTTAGGCATGTCAAATGCGTCTGAATGCGGAGTTTTTACTACATCTAAATAATCAATTAATCGCTGTAGGTGATTAATTTCGTGTTCGTGCAGTATGTCTGGAACCGTTTTCCAACGCTTTAAGAAATTAGATAAGTCAAGCATATGACGTGTAAGCAATGCCCGGGGCAGTACCAGTGGACTTTGAAAACTAGGAAATCTCAGTATATTTAATGTAAAGTTAACACGTTTACGACCATACTTTGATTTAAGTTGTACTACATAATGCAGAAGCATTGGCAATGTTGTCAAGCACAATGCATTAATAGTGGCCATTACGTGTACTGCACCTACGTGACTGTCTAACAGTTTAGTTACATTATTTTCCCAAGCGTGATAATCTAGTCCATCTCGAATGTATTCTGCGTGAGCACCAACAGCCTCCATAGATGTGTAAATTTCTACATCCAGGCCACGTGTGCTTTCAATAAGTCTATCTACATCAACATCTGCGCCAAGATTAGAATTGATTGCTAACCGAGTGGTTGATCTGCCTGGATTGTTTTTAAACCAATCAATCAGTTTCCATGTCTCAGCACTCATCAGCGGCTCGCCACCGGTTATTCTCAGTTCTTGGAGCGTTCGGTGTAGGTCAGTTTCCCACCATTTAAAGAACGCTTCAACGTAGGGATTTGTTTCACCAAATCGGTATAGTTGACTGCTAGCATGAGCATGAGTAAAGTGATTACGCCCATCTGACACCAGACCGACATAAGGTCCGTGCTTTTTAATGTCATTAACCCATGTGCTACTGAAAGCAGGGTTACAATAAGAACAAGCAAATTGGCAAGTGCGGTCGAACGCAATTTCAAGTGTGCGAAGATTGACATCTTCTGTGTGGGGGGTTTGGTATGCATCATTTAAGGCCTCTATAGGGTAAATTTTACTTTTGTACACACGGTCAGATACGGAATCTTTGCCCATGTCTTCAATCTTCCAGCAGTATTCACAACCTGTGGGACGTTTGCCCGCTAACATCAGTCGCCGATCATCTTTTTTCTTTGCGGTGTTGTGTAGCGCAGAAGGATTGGCGGCCAACGCATCCAGATCAATTGAGTGTGCCGGTGGATGGTGGCAACTGGTAGTTTGTCCACTTCCCAACCATATGGTAGCATTGTACCATTTGGCCGCACAAAAACTTGCACTCTTGGTGTCTAAAATTTCATGTTTAAAATCTAAATCGTTCATTGATAAATTGTTGGAAACGGTCAGGAAACTCTTTGCGACACTGTGTGCGCAATTCTGCAAGGTGTTGTTGATTGTATTTACATACATTATAGCATTCATTTAGAAAACTTGCAAGATCTTGTTGACATAAATCTTTGACTATCATTGCTATTCTTTCCATTCGATCTTGATGATTGTCGATTGTATCAAAACTTTCATCTATCACATGTCCAAATGTTTGAAATCCCAATTTGTGCATGTCTCGATAAAATCCCACACTGGCAGCACAGATCCACGGATGGCCCATTGCCAATGGTTTGGCAATTTTTTCTGTTCTAAAACTATAAGGATATTCAAACACAGTTTCAGTTACCAAACTAAAATAAGTGTCAATGTACGGAGCAGGTTCTAAATAAATTTCACCCCAGTGAGTATCAAACAATTCATTTTTGGCAAATTTATGTGGGTAATCCAACACAATAGATTTATTCTTAAAAAATTTAAATTCGTATTCTGAAGGCAACTGTTTAATCGCAGTATTTTGGCCAATTACATCTATGCCGTTTTCATGTAGACTAAAATATTGATTAGTTGGAATTCGGCCATCTAACATGGTCCAGATTGCACTGTCTAAAATGCCCAGTTGACGCAATCTTTCAAGCAGATATTTTCTATGAGAACGTACCCGCCCGTTTAAAAATAAAAATTTATAAGGTTTAATTTTTTTGTTAAAAATTTCATCAGTGCGTTGTTGTGCTTGAATGTTTTCTTTATAATCTAGTATGTGTGTGATAAAATGTTCATGCAACAAATATGGATATTGAGGTTCAATTTCGCCGCCACTCAACAGCAATATCTTCCCTGACAGCACTAAGTCTTCTATTTTTAACACACGCAATTGATCTACAATCGTTTTAGATCCTTCGGCACTGTTACCAAATATCACAGTTATAGTTGGGTCAGCAGCCATTTCTCTAACACGATCTGTGTGTTCTACCATTTGCTTGCGGCCTAACAGATAGATTGAGTTGGGTTGAATTTCATGAGCGCCTAGATCCCACAACTCGTCATCTGAGTAAGGTTTCATCATACTGTAAACCTCGCTCATGGTGTCAATAATAAATTTACGATTGCCGAGCATGGTACTCACATTCTGCCCACCATGATCGCATTTCAGGAAAAGCTGTTAAAAAGTCGGTGCCGCGTCGGCGATCGTGCTCGTTAAAGAAACGATAAAAATCTGCTTTTGCTACCAAGTTATCTTTGTGTTGTCCTTCACGCATCCACGCAATATCACGTTCAATACGTTGCACTTCGTAATCTTTAAATCCGTGTAAAGGGTTAGCTTCTGTAATCATGTTAGCCAGCATGTAATCTCTAGCACGTTCTAATTGTTGTGCATAACTTTCTGGAAGTATTTGTAAACTTTGCCAAGCAGGTTCACGTAGCACAGGAGTATCAAACCACACACGTTGATATGTGTTAGAATATAGTTTGCGTAGGTTTAATATCCATTCTAACAAAGGTTGTAGTCCTGTTACTGTTAAGTTATTCATTGTAACAATAAATGTCAAACTGTTGCGATAAGGAATGTCTTGTAGGAACTCCACAACGTTCTTGGACATGCGATCATAATCTAATCCGTGACGTATATATTCTGCTTGTGGTGCTATGCCAGAGTCCAAACTAACATATTGCATGAAGTGTTCGATGTTGGGTGTACACAACCGCTTTACATAGGACATGTACTTTTTAAACAGTTGATCTTCTACACTAAAGTTTGACGTTACATTTAAGTGTAGTTTGGGACTAGGATGCTCTAATACATAATCAAACACTCGATAAGTGTTTCGATCCATTAGCGGTTCGCCACCGGTCATACGGAAATGTTCTAACTGTGGGTACAGGGCGGGCCACCATTCCCAAAATGCATCCACATAAGGATTGTCTTCTCTTACAGGAATAGGTTTACGATTGCCTACAAAATGTTCCGGAGCATTGTGCGGCTTGCTAGTAGGGAACGCACCATATCGGTCTATTTCTTCGCCCCAACTACTGCTAAACTGTGGACTGCAATAACTACACTTTAGATTACATGCATGATTAAAATTAACTTCTACATAGGAAGGAACAACATCATCTTCATTGCCTACGCTGTTTTTAATTTTTTCAAAGTCCACTGCGGCCCAGGCCTCGCCCGACCGGTAATGTCTGTCTGAAAGTTTGCCTAGATTTTCCATGTTCCAACAGTACTGACACTCAGTGGGCTTTTCGCCGCGAATCATCATCATGCGTTGTTGTTTTTTATGCTCAGTATTATGTATGCCGCCTGGGCGTTGTAAATCGTTGGCAGAGATTGGATGTAATGGCGGATGGTAACACGAATTATTAAGCCCGGTGGGTAGATGTAGACTTACTTGCTTCCACTTGGCCAGGCACAATGCAGGACCAAGATCCTCTTTCATCTGCTCTGCCAGACTCATAAATTTACTTTGATCGCCGGTGCTCATTGTTCTATTAGATGTGTTAACGTATTATATAGATTGGTTGTGCCGTCTGCATTTAAGTGTCCACAAGGCAGTCGATGCGAGGATGGCACATGCGGGTAATGCATATCACATGCAACTTTTCTAGATTCCCAGCTGAAAAATACTGCTTGTTTGCCGCGATGTGCTGCCAGTGCCGCTGTATTGTCTATTAGCATATCACTTTGTTGATTCCAATGTGTTGCATCAAATAAACTGTAGAAAGACCGATGCAACTCTTGATAACTTTGTTCTATTAATCTACTGTCTACCGTGTAGGGCAATTCTACATGTTCTCTAGTGGCTAGTAAATCAATGTCAAGATTGTGGTATTTTAAATGCCACCGAGAACTAAAGGTCCATCCTACTACTAATAAGTCGCAAGAATCCATATTGTTGTACAGGTCTAACGAAATAGCCGAATTGCTTTTACCTGGGCGTGACAAATTAACTACTTCGTATCCTGATTCAACAAAGTGCTGCTCTAATTTTTGATTGTGTAGCAAATTAAGTCCATAGGTAAAACTACACCCATCTAAAAGCAATCGTTTTTGCATTACCAGCCTTCTTGCTTTCTAATTACATCAATTTCGCGAATCATAACACCTTGGTTATGCCAGCCGCTACGATAATGATGTTTAAAGAACTTGCTGGCTTCTTCTTCATACCACACCATTGGCAAGTCTAACTGTGTGCTTAGTTCTTCGGCTACACGGCCCAACAGTAGTTCAGGCTCGGTATCTTTGACTGTTTCCCACAACTCATTTAACGAATCAAACCATTGTACTTGTTTGTAGTCCCAGTTGGTCAGCATGGTCATGTATGTGCCCATTCTTGCGCCAGCAATGGCCCAAACTCCATGTTCAGCATCACGACCTACGTTGTGCCACACAGTCAAGTTGTCTAGGTTGCGTTGGTGCACACGGTTCTTGAACTCTGCCACAGTGGGACGCACACCCTTGTTCAAGCACATCTTAACACCTTCACGGAAGCCGGCTCGCCAAGCATGAAACGCTGAACCATTGGGATAGGTTGTGCTGTAGCAATCATGCATGGCCCAGTATAAAGGATCAAAACAAAACTCTACTTCGGTAGCGGCTGTGCCATCTGTGTTCTCGTGTGTTTTCATTTCGTTGACAAATGTGCGTGTCCAAGAACTCATACCTCCATTGCCATACATGAGTCCGTTGATGTTGTTACATGCTCTCCAACGGAATACTGCACGTTCATAGTCAGCGGTAGGGAACGTTAGGGTTTGATTAAAGAACTCTGGGTACGGCATGTTGTCGCCATCAATTAAGATAAAACGCTCTGTGTCACTTGCGGCTGCGGCAGCTTTGTGTGCGGCATCTGACCCTTTGACTCCGTCAACACGTTTTGCCCAAGGCACCATGTTGCGAATCTTTACCCAGAATTCTTCCTTCTGTGGTTCGTCGTAGGTTAAGTAGATGCAGTCTAGGTCTGCTACATCAATTTGATTCATTTGATTTTAAACTCCATTTAGTATGTGGGCGATCTTCTGCAACAACAACAGAAACATTGTTAGGCGCACACGCGGTTCCTGCTGTGCTGGGTTTTAACTTGCTAACGGGTCTTTTGTACACAACCGGCACTAATTTGCCGTCAACAACTCGAACATTAAAAGAACTGCGGTGGTATGTTTCTGCATCAATCTCTATATAATTACCTGGCAAATCTTCCATGCTGTAAGATACTGGCTCACCACGCTCATTGTAGTATAACCTAAAAAAGATAGGCACAGGTTCCGGTGCAGGCTCTGCTAGTGCCAGCCAAAAATTTTCAGTTGTTTCATTCATCTGCAGGCGGAATACCGTTTGAGTGTCGGTCTGTTGTTTTGTCAACATCTTGGAAAAGTCTTTTTTCCTGTGCTGTCAGTGTGTCTTTGTGTGTTCTGCGAGGATTACCGCACAATGGACATTGTGGATTACCACAATCCATCACATGATGCTTGGCCAATCGGTGTGGTTCTTTTACTGCTAGATCTTTGTCGGTCATGCCGTGTGCTTTAGCAATCTTAACTTGTCGGGCCACTGCATTTTCATCTTTTAATAGACGTTTACTTTTTTTAAATTTATCTTCTTCTTTACTCAAAGCAATCTCCAATCTTTATTATGATAATGCACAAGTCCCCATTGTGCTACTGTGTTGATCCGCACACCCGGATCGGTATTTTCCCACACTAGTTCTTCGGTCCAATCATCAGTGTGGGTGCTGATTATATGTTGTTTCATATGCACTATGGTTGGACCAAGACCCGGGGGCAGTGTGACCAGTTCTGGACCAATGATCTGTGCGGCCATAGCATACACCACATCTGTACTGGGAACTTCTTCTGGAAACTTCAACAAAGTCTTGTAGGAACTCCAGTTTGAAAAAATTTTCTCTACTAGATTAAAAAAATCCTGTGCTGTTTTACTTAAACGCCAATAAGTTATTGCGTTGTATACATCTGGCAAATTGTTTTCGTCAAACAGTCGACGATAATATCTACTGGTACCAGGTTGATCATAAAAGTCTCTACAACCTTGACTGATCACAACATCACGATGCTCAAACAGAGTCCACCAGTGGTCAACAGGGCTGGCAGCAATCATGTCTGCTTCTAGTTTGATTGTTTGTCTATATGGACTGGCACGAAACACCTGCCAGTCATTGGCATAGCCGCCTAAGTCGCCATATGGCAACATTTCTTTTGTCAGTATTGTTATGTTGGCATCTGGATGCCATACTCGTATACTATCAGCCAACTGCTCGGCGCAAGCAACATAATCTACTGTGTCTGTGTTAACAGCAGGAATAAGATATCCACGTTCAGAGACTATTGGCAACGATGGCTCCTAGTTGTTGTTTGCCCATGGCATGGAAATCTTGTGTTAGTGTAATCCATCGTGCTTTTTTGTCGGGTGTCAAAAAGTCTACTCTGTAAGAATCCGCATCAAGTTGAGTCAAGCGATGTTCTGGGGTAAGACTTGCTAGTGTCCCTGGAATCTCATCAACACACAATGTGTGTCCATTTAAAGTATTTAACGCAATGCTAAGTGCGTGATCATTTCTATAGGTTGAAACGGGATTCTTGTACAAGTTCCTGTAGTGTGTCCAGTTGTCTCGTACCATTTGCATTGTGTCAAATAACAATTCTGTGCTGGCACTACGACGGAACATCATTACAGTGGCCCACCACATGGGCATGCGATGATTGCCAAAGTAGTTTAAATCTTCAAAAGTTTGCAGTCCTGTTACATCCCGAGCCCAGCGATAGCACATGAAATCTTGACGGCTTTTTAATATACTAGACAGATGATTGCTTGCTACAACATAGTCAGCGTCTAACACAAGTGTTTGATTCCAGGGGCTTAATGTGTACGCATCCATGCGATTGGTATTGTGCCAGGTTACATTGGTATCATAATCTGAAAAATAACGTTGACCACCACTTTGTGCTTGGGCGTTTATAACATAATCAAAGTCGCCTAGCGGGTTTTCATAATCAGTTACAACAGCCACAGGGATTCCAAGATGCCTGTGTATGTTTTTGGCAGACCATGCTGCCATAGAAAGATAATCAGTTTGCTCGTTGTTAAATGCAAATATTAGTGCGCCAGTGGTCATCTTTGTTTGTTAAGTTCTTCGTATTCGATCAACCAGGCATTCATCTGTTCTTGCCAACGTTGTTGACTCAATGTCATTAATTCTTTTGAATCAATTTTAACTGGGTTTTCGTACAAGTCTGGCAGTACAATTTCACCTATGCGGCCACTAGTGAATATCATATTATGTAATTCCGGGCCGGCACACCACATACCACCAGCATAAGCAAATAACATTCGGGCTTGATATTTTTCTTTTAGCAGTCGTCGGGCGGCCACGTGATCAAAACGGGCACGACCGTGTGCAATCAATTGTTCAGTATTCATATTGTTTATTATACAGGAAATGTAGATAAAAGTAAAGGGCCCGGAGGCCCTTTTGGTAAACCGCTACAGTTCAATCAAGCAACTGCGGCTGCAATAGTTGGTGTTCCCCAAGCGGCGCTGGTCAAGTAAGTTGAGCTTGGAACAAACAGTGTGACCACTGTGGCAGGTGCTGTGCCAAATGCTGAGAATGGTGATGTAGTTGCAGTTCCGCCTGTAATCACGTCGCTGGAACCTGTGCCAGAACCGCCTGGATCAACCCAGGTTGTGGTCAATACTAGTTGTGTTCCAGAACCTGCTGTTTTGGCATTTACTGCAATAAACTGTCCTGTGTACGGAGCAGTATCTGCAAATTGTTTATAAATTAGTGTGTCCGATGTTAGTAAATTATACCAGCCAGTTGAGGTAGTTAATGTAACCGGTGTACCAGTTCCGCCTACCTTTGTAGTGCCGGTATAACTGGTGGCAGCAATTGTTTGCGGGCTTAGTACACTGCCGGCTGTGATATAGATGTCACCAACCAGTGTGTTGGCCAAGTCATTCCATTCAGCATCAGCCAAGTTACCTGTTGAAGTCTTGCTTGTTTCCCACTTGATACGGCCGCCAGCGTTGAAGAAATAACGAGCAGCATTGGCACTGGCCCAGGTTATAGTGTGAGTAAAAGTAATTGTCCAAGCAGTAGATCCAGAACCTGTGTTAGATGTTTTGCTGGTAGTACCAGAGAATGTAGTTGTTTGTGCGCCACTAGCAGCGGCATTACCACGTGCAGAAGTAATGTTTGTGATGTCAGTGTTCATGTTGGCTAAAATTGCAATGGTGTCACCAACAACAGGGTTTGTTCTGCTGGTGATGGTAGTGCCTTGATGGCTGGCCATTGCTGAAACTTTACTATTCAATGTGGACCACTCAGTGGCCGAAATAGTGGCTCCAGTGCTCACTGTGCTCAGTGCTGTTTCGCCGTATCCGGCTGTGGCAGCGCCAGTGGACCAAATTCCGTTTACGTTTGCTCCGTTGGTGCTAACGAATCCGTTGTAGTCTGTGGCTACTATTAGACTTCCTGCGGTATATGTCATTTTTTATCCTATTAATTAATCTTAACAATTGCTTCTACTGTGCCTTGCTCAGTGGATGCTTTGTTGTCTAAGGATCTGCCAATAACATTAAACGCTGTAGCTTCGCCTGGTTGGGCAGCTCGAGCAAGTCCATTGCCTGCAGATACTAGCCTATCTCCTTTGCGTACAACACCGATGGTGTTAACCGGAACGCGACCTGTCATCGCAACAGGGGGGTGAGTTTCGTCAGTTCCAGCAACGGCATTCATTAAATAGGCTGCTCGTGTACTTATGACTCCGAACACACTTTCGCTTAATTCGTCGGTAACTCTGGTAATTTCGTTGGAGCCGCCTAGTTCAACCACTGTTCCTGCTGTCAACACTTCATCAGCAGCAAAGCGTTCAGCAACGTCGGCGTAGTTGGCATAGATGCCGTTTGCACCTGACACAATACCAGTTGCACCATTGATCAACATTACCTGTGTTGGTGTACCTGCAATGTTGACATTAAATGCAATGTTACCATTGGTAGTTTGATTATAAATTGTTGCCGCTGTTCCAGTGACACCAATACGGAAATCTTGATTTACACCAACTGTGAGTCCAGTGTTGTTTAACACACCGAACGTGCCTGTTGTAGTTTGATTTTGATTTCTTAGCAAGAAACCAGTTGAGTCAATACCGTCGAGCAATTGTGAATCTGTTGCTGTGCCTTGGAACAACGGAACCTGCGCTCCTACCAGTGTGCTTAATGTAATACCCGGGCGTACTGTTGTAAATCCTGTAAGAGGTACTTGTGGAGTAAATGCGGCATCTTTACTGACAATTCCCACAATGCTGTTGTTCACATACAATTCAATTACCACGTGACTAACAGAAGTATTGTCAGTGATTGTGCCAACAATAGCACCTGTTGTGCCTGTGCCTGCTGTAAACTGCGGACCAACCAACAACCAGGCTGTGCCTGTCCATACTTTTAACTGTGCATTTACTGTGTCGTACCACAGATCACCTTGCACGTTGCCAGTTGGTGCAGTGGATGATGCAGTTGCGGCCGAAACAACTTTGAACGCAGAACCATTGTATACTTTCATCAATCCATTGGCTTTGTCCCACCAAAGTTGACCAGTCAACGGCGCAGTTGGGGCAGTTGTGTTAGACGCATTTTCCAACAAGTGGATAAAGTTCTCGTCTAAAAATTCACCGTAACCTGCGTAATTTTTACCAACTAGTACCATGTTACTAGAAGTGTTAATGGTACCATCTGCAATAGTAGCAAATAAGGTACCGTCAGTTAGATTGATTGTATATGCCATTTGTATCTTACTCCGTTAATTGTATTTATAATGCAATTATATATCTATATTTATGCCGCACTAAGGTTTGTCAGCGTCTGGATACGAATTGTATAATCAATCTGTATCTGTCTGTTCAAACTCTTTTGTACCGGATGAAATATTACATGGGTGATAAGACGCAAATTATCTGCCGCTCCGTTCCATGTTTTAAGTCCTAGTTCGTCAAACACGTACTCACCGTTGAAGTTTGTACTGTTATCAAATGCTTGTTGACCGGGTGGTTCGCCGTAGTCCAACAGGCATGTTACTAAAATATCTGTGTAAACTTTACCAGATGTGTGCAACACTGTCATTTTGTTATTGGCACTGTCAGTGTTGGCTGCAGAATTATCATCTACCACTTTGGCATAAGTTTCATTATACAATGTGGCATTTTGTCCTGTTGTGTTAGGGGGCAAATAGGTGATAATACCTGTGGGGTCTACACTGGATCCACCGTTGCCAAACGCCATGGAATATATCCAGCCGCCGCCCTGAGCACTAGTGCGATTGCTCAGCGTTTGAGCCATGGCATAGGATATATTTTCGTAATGAATTGCGTTCTTTTTGTCTACCAATACTTTGCCGGTAACAGGGTCATGGATTTTTACAAATCCTTCAATTTTGGCCAGGCCGGGCTGAATTATCATGCTCGCTTCTCCACTATGACTTCCTTGGTTTTTGGGTCAAAAATACGAATATGCCCTTCAACAGAAATCGATCCTGTTTCATTGGGTTTCTTAGCCGGTGCCACTGGCTGTTGAGGTTGTGTACTTTGATTCATGCTTTATTTACCTTGATTATTCACCACGTAAAAACCTTGCGGCCTGTGTTTCAGTATCTTGCAATGCCACACCATTACTTGGTGTATTGATTCCAGGTGCATACCAAGATACGCCTTCTGGTGGCGCTGTATCAAATTCTACTGTACACATTGGGCCTGGATCTATCACAGCATATCCGCCGTATTGTCGTATACCGCCCACGTAAACTTCCACTGCTTCTTCTATGGTGGTACTGTCATCCAAATTAGACACATCTACATGCTCGGCCACAAATACAGTATTTGTTCCGTTGCCCAGTATTGGATACAACAAAATGTCGTTGTCAAGATTACTTACAAGGTAATCTTGGAACTGAGGTGGCAACAAGTTGCCACGACTGATATTATACACATCCGTGTCAACTGCATGACTAGCAACGCCTGTACCAGCAGTGCCGCGTCGCAGTCCACTCACTGTGTTGGCCGCAGTGTCACGGTTACGGTACATGATACGTTCACCATTGATAGTCAGTAATCCCCATATATTTGCTGCCAAATTTGGTTGATTCAGTGCAGCCGCATTGTGTACATATATGACGTCGTCGGTGGTGCTGAGTGGTTGGACCAGATACGTTGTTGTAGCAGGTGTGATACGGTACGTGGCCTGGACCCCACGCATGTCTTGGAATATACGGAATGCCATAGCTTCGGGCGCAACGCTGTTGGTAAACTCAGTGATCATCACAACGTCTGTGGCGGACATAACATAGCCATTGGCCAATACTATTGTGTTGTTGACAATGGTAAATCCATCGTTGACAAATATCTGAAGACCATTCAGTGTCACCCACAGGCGATCAGGATTGAGAATTGTTCTATTCAGATATAAATCATTGCGTGTGACACTTTGCACTGCTGAATAGTCATAAGATCCGGCTGCGTCAGTTACAAGTCCAACATCATAATCAGTAGTGTCGTAGGGCTCCGCAAATAATGCAGATCCAGTTACTGGACCAACGTAAACTTGTGTTAGTATGTCTTGTTGACGAGTATCATTCCAACTTGTTACTGCAATGATATCTCCATTGGATGGTATCATTCCAGTATATGTATTGAATAATAATTGGGTGCCAACAACTGACACTTGTGTGTTTGTTGTGACACAAATTAAAATCTTTTCACCCAATGTCAATGGTGTAGTAAACATCACTGCACGTGGAGTGATAGGATCATAAGGCTCAACTGTGAAGTCTACGCCCAACACTTGCGGAATATTATTTACATACACGCGAACTTCGTTGTCTGCAATAAGTGATTGTGAAAAACCCAGTCGTGTTGGTAACAGGTAGTCTGTTGTGCCATCAGCTAGGTATTCAATGCCTGCAGACGTTCTAGCACGGATACCGTTAAAAGTAACAACTAAATTGTCTGGGTTAGTGTACTCCATGCTGTTGGTCAAGTCGTACTCTAACACACCTGACACCCCTGTAATATACTGTGTGACAGGCACGGACCAACTGTAGTCAATTTCGGTGTCGTCAATTGTTGTTGGTCCAATGGCACTGATCATCAAGTAATCGTTGATGGTGTACGGTGTGGTAAACACCACTTCGGTGCTGGTGGTGCTGTAAGGCACAAATGTATAGTCTGTGGTCAACACACCATTGGCAAAAATTACAAATTGAGTAATCAACGAGTATTTCACTGGTACAACAACTGAACTACCAACTTCTGCGCCATTAAATGACTGTTTGAACAGTTGATTGCCGCCACCAATTGAATACATTGTGATTACTATTTCGCTGCCAACTACCACACCGGAATCCAACGTGATAGTTTGTTCTGCCCAGTTTGCTGTGTAATCTGTGCCAATGATCAAGTCAAGTCCTGTTGTTTGATTTACAACTAACATTGTTGCAGGGACAGGAGCAATGTCGGCAAAACTTAAAGTTTGGCCGCTAGACGTAACAGTAAACTTGCGCACTTCTGCGCGGAAGCCGTGCCCATCACGTGCCCAATCAGCCCCAGGTGTGGTGTAAACACGTATATCAAGAGTATCAAATTCACTGCCAGGCACCAGTTCTTCTGGCGCATAACTGCTGAACACATCAATGTATTCACCGCCTTCAATGTTGATACTGGTGGGCCGTGTTCCCAGGTAAGGATCTGTGTAGGGACTTTCAAAAATAGTATCCAGTATGGTCTGATCAAATGTTGGACGACCTTCTGGACCATATGTCAAGTTGTCAAACGGTGTTGAGTCATACGGTGCCACGTCAAATCCGGGATATTGATCGTAACCAACACCAAATACCTGAACGCCTGGATATTCAACTCCGTCAATCAGCAATGGCAAACTCAATCCGGGTTGATTAACAGTAGGAGTGTAGAAACCCATAGTACGGTCAACGCCGGACAATGTGCCAGCATTTACCAGTATCCAGTCTAGAGGATCAAATGTAGCAGTTTGTACACCTGTGCTGTCTGGACTGTTTGCTTGCCACACACGGTCCACATATCTAACTTGTGTGCCATCGTCATAATTTACATTTGGTTGCCATTCTTGAATGGTAGACACATACTGATATCTATCATATTTCATTGTGGTTTTTATCTGACGAACCAAGTCGTTGCCCATGACAACTGCGGCTGCGGCACCTGATCCGTTGCCGCCTACAAAAGTTATGATTGGGGTGGTAATATATCCGCTGCCATAATTCACAATGTCAATGCTTACTACCTGTCCTGCACTGTTAACAACAGCAGTCATTTCTGCAGGCGTAGTGGCATCGCCAGTGACGGTAATTGTTGGCGCAACAGTATACCCCGAACCAGTGTTGGTGATAACAACTGATTGAACTGTTAACGTGTAGTTATTATACCAGTTTGTCCAAGGAGTTTCTGTCCATATCTCAGCGTTTGATGCAGTATCTGCATCAGGATTGGTTGGGCTATTTGCTGTTGACTGTGTGTATGGCAACAGTACCGGTGCAATGAATTGAGGCACAGTCAAGGTCTCATCAAAGAACGCAGGATTGTCAAAGTCAGTTACTGCGCCTGGATACTCATCATCTCCGATGTACTGCAAATTAAACTCACGAATTTGTGTGTGGTACGGCTTGACTTCTTGAATGTAATTTAACACAAAGTCTTGATTGTCTTGACGATATGCTTGATACGGAATCAGTGAACGAATTCGGTGGTTAACATCAATCAGGCTGGTTTTTAATAACCAAGCAGGAGCAGAAAACTCACTCATGATAAACTCAAACATCAATATCAACGAACGGTTGCGATTGATTGCCAATTCGTCGATAAACAGTTGTTGATTAATTGCCTGAACAATCTTACGTGTTTCAATCACTGGTTCTTGGTCAAAATACTGTGCATCAAACACTTCAACGTCAAATCCAAAGTTGCCAAGTGCGTAGTTCCATAATTCTGCACTGAGCTCAATGGTTCCGTCTTCAAGTCCCACACGGTCCCAACTTGTCAGTGTACGCTGATAAATTTCAAATTTACCCGCAGGCGCATTTGTTACCTTGACACTTGCACCAACTGGGGCAGTGTTGAATGTTATCTCGGCGAGTTCTGCATAATTTTTAACAGTTGCAACAGGATTTAGTGTGCTGTTGTAACCCGGCGTATACCAGTTGATATAACTCCAATAGCGGCTGGTATCATAATTTTGCACACGAACAAGTCTGAGTTCTTTAGATCCAACAAGCGGTCCAGCAGTAACATCATATATGGTCCAGAAACCAAAGTTACTGGAGTCTGCGGTTACCAAGTATCGGTAACCAATAGGAACAATTGATAAATTTTGATAACCTAATTCTGTCAAGTCAGCAACACGCAAGTTCCAATTGACAAATGTAGCAGTGCCCGAGCCTTCGCCTGAACCGGTGGCCACAAACGAAACCCCAATTGTGTTACTGGCTGCACCGATTGCAGTAAAATCAGTGGTGCCCACATAGGAAATTGTGTAAGTGTTACCTGTGTTGAATGTTCCAGCATAGTAGACCTGAATTGTAGTTGGCTCAGGGTCTTTGCTGTTCAGCAGTGTGAAACTTTTTGTTTCAGATATTGGATAATTTGCCAGTATTCGATTGGCATATCCAAAATAATTTTTCAATGCTGCAAATCGATCAACAAACATGCTTTGTCGAGGTCTAAACTCAACACCGTAACGTTCTGCAGGACTTAAACTGGGATCAGGCACCTGTGAACCAATGGCGTTGATGCCACTCAAACTATCTTGTAATTTTAAATAAAGGCTAGCACTTAAGAAACTGTCAGCAACACCATCTGCAATCAACTCATATTCTTGGTGTACATTGTCATCGTTCTTGATACGATCATACTCAACGTGCAAAATTGTATCTTGGGCACTGATTAAACCAATCACATTATAAATTGCAACAGTGCTTGCATTCAGCGGTGCCAGGTAGGCGATTCCACTGGCACGTGGATTTGCTATGTAATTGGCAATGGCATTTATGCTTAACTTTTTGTTTGCTGTGGTCACCACTGTGGAGATATTACGCACCCAGAAATAATAACGAGTTGCAAAAATATTATCAGTGTTGAGTTCAGAGCGGGCTGTGTAACTTAACACACTCAGTGGAGTACCTGGTCCTGCGTAGTTGGCAGGCGTTACATCACTTTCAATCCATTGATAAATGTCCACGCTACTGCCAGGGAATATTTGACTCCATCGGCGACTTGCATACACAATATCATCTTGGTTGGGATCAATAAAGCGCACTGAATTAGTGTCCCACCAAATTTCTCCAATTCTTGCAGCGGCCCAGGGATTGCCAACGTTGCGAATAGGTCCAATGTTGTAATTGGCAGGATCCACTGCGCCAATGTAATCAATGTTTTCTCTTGCAACACCAAGAATTTTGCCTTGCAACGGATCAATAAAATCCAAATACGACGTAATAGTAGATTCTAGCTTGTCATACAGATAAACAGAATTTAACAACGCAATATCAACCACTGGTTGTTGTATGTGTTTCACTGTCCAGGCAGGGGTTCTGTCGGCATTTTCAAACACACTAACACGGCCATAGTTGGCATTGCTACTGTCTCCAAAATCACTTCCAGGTGATCCAATCAACAATCTGCCTGTTACATAACTGATAGCAGTGCCGTACTGGTCTAGTTCAATAATGCTGTCGTCGTACATTTGCTGGCCAAATACAAACTGGCCCGGGTTGGTGGCAGAGTCAGTTGCGCTTGGTAGATAATCAAATGTGTATGTTACACCACTTTGCACAACCACTGTTGAGAACACTGTACTGCGGTCGTCAAAATAAGTTGTGTTGTTGTCAAATGTAACTGGTTGGTACAAGTTGCCTCTTGGCGCACCAACTACTAGGGTTGTTGCGGTTGTGTCAATGACCACTTCATCGCCAAAATATGCATCAATGGTGGGTGCAGGACTTGTTATGGTCTGTGTGTAAACATAATCTACAAATCCAAAGTCAGCAAACGCTGTGCCAACTACACCAGGCAACACAGTCAAACGTGTGTTTGATAACACAGCCGCTAAATTTATAACATTCAGTGTCAATATTCCTTGCACCACACGTATGCTAGATTGTTCAGCAGGAGCAGTAATAAAACTAATAATACCAGTGCTGTTGTTGTACGTATAGTCAACATTGAGAATTTGCACTACAGTGTCAACATATACCAACGGATTGTAAGTGGTGTATTGTGAGTAAGTTACACCAATGTCATATGTTTTTACAACCCCGTCGCCTACAAAGAATAAATCGCCCGGAGCAGAAGCTCGTACATTGGGAATGCCAACACCTTCGTTGGCAGTGTTAATGGCGTCAACAACCCCGGCTACAGTGTTGTTGGGGCTGTTGGGAATTACGATTTCATAGTTGTCAATACGCAGTGTATCGCCACCTGTCAACACAGGATTTGGAATTAGAGATGATATTACTCCGTACACACGAGATTGATTTACACTGCGTTGTACACTGCCAGCACCTGGTAACACTGTGCCATCAGTTGGTGCACCAACATAGATACTGCAATTATTTGAGCACAGGTCAACCGAACTGCCAAAACTTGCTTGATCAAATGGCTTGTTAATTGTAATCTTCTGCACCAACTGGAAAATATTGCTTTCAACTTCAATTATGTCGCCCACTGCCAATGTTACATTATCTTCTAATATTACATCACTGCCAGACACTGTAAATTGTCCGCCCAAGATTTGATCAGCATCAGTTAAGAACGCATTATTGAGCGTCACAGATACTGGAGTGTTGAACCCAGCGGGCAGTGCGAAAGTTGTCACTGCTGTTTCACCAACACCAACTTGATATCTTGCGACACTGCGATCGTACACATATGTGCTGCCATTGATCAACGCATTGTTTACATCTGTTGGCGCACCAATTACTATTTGCTGTCCATCTGTTGCTGTTGCTACACTTGTTCCAAATCCAGAACCTGCCGGACCAGTCATAGTTTCAACGTATGCAAAATATGAACCAGTTTCAACCTCAATTTTGGTGCCAGCCGCTGGTAATGTAACAAAAGTTAATGTAGTTCCTGCAAATGTATAATCAATATAAGGACGTTGTAGTACGCCGTTGACACGAACACTGAAAGAATTAAGATTTGTAGCAGTGTACAGCGTTGTACTTAAATCAAATACAGATGTGTTTGAAACGCCTGAACCAGAATATGTAAATCCAGTGATTGCTCCGCTGCCTTCAATAGCAGTTATAGTAATGACTAAATCATTTGCAGGCGACGTGCCTCCGCCAATGGTGGCCGCGTCAATGGTAAGTGTGTCTCCAATTTGGTAGAATACGCCTGGACCGGTAATTGTAACTTCATAGTCTCCGCGAACTCTCTCAACTGTAAATGTTGCAAGTATACCGGAACCGTCTGTTGAGTCTTGTTCAACATTATAATATGTTTCGGCATCCAATTGTGATAACATATTTCGTGTTATCACAATTGGTAAATCTTGAAGCGGAGCAGTGTTAAATATTACCGAGGTCGCGCTTAGATCGTAGTCAACTCCGTACTGCTGTATAGAGTTATTAAGCAATACAGTGATCTGTGCTGGGTGTGCTAGATCAAACACTAAATTATTGCTGTAATTAAATGATGTAGTAACGCTATCGCCGATATACGTTACTTCTTGAATTTCTAAATCAACGCGACCATATGCATACACTGCATCTTGTGCAGGAGCGCCAACATACGCCCAACGTTCATCTCGGCTGATGGCCACTGACGAACCAAAACTGCCGGCACTTGCTAGGTAATCAGGTGCAATCAACAGTTGCGTTTGCAAGAATGTATTACTTGCAGGTGCTCGGTAGAGTATCGCTACATAACCGACGCCACTATAACTTTGAGGGGCACCCACAATGGCCCAGTCTTGGTAACCAATTGCCAATGCACTGCCATATCCCACTGTGTCAGCAGTTCCTAGTTGCATTAATGGACTTGCTTCATATAAATTACCCTGGCCACGCAGGTATGGGTAAATTGCACCAACACCACCATCGTACAATGGTGCGCCAACCAATGCTGCAATATTTTCGTATGCTTGGGCAATACTTGTGCCATACCCACTGTCAAGCACTAGATTGCTTGGCTCAAGTGCATAGCCGGCGGCAAAAACATTTTGTTTTTCAAGTACTTCCCATAGTCCAGAACCGTTGTTATCAACCCAGGCCATTGCACCTGGAATCAAGTCGTTGGCAAAGGACAATGTGCCAATGTCACTGGCCTGGGCGACACGCATGGTGTCAAGATAAAATCCTATCCCTGATCCAGTTATGGTAGTTTGATTGCCATTTGGGAATGTGTAGGCCACAGTGAGCGTGGTTGGGGTAGGGGTAGTCAGTACTCGATATACGCCGTTAAAGGCGTCGTTGAAGAATCGAACAATTAGGATATCGCCTAGAGATAATTTATGTACTTGAGTAAATGCTACTAAACTAGTGCCATCAAGGTTGTCGGTCACACGAGTAATTCTACCTGGCACTTGAGTAGCACGATATATATTCCAATCGTAGCTGTTGGTTTTGGCCACCCATATTTTAGTGCCGTTACCGATGGTGTCTAAGTTTGCGGCAATAGTGCTTGGATCATCCAAGGAGAATACTGTTATATCAACGTCGTTGATGTTGACATAGCCTGCGCTTGGCAATGCTGTGTCAGTGATCTGAGTTGTGGTAGTTGTTAAAAAGTCTGGAGAAGTTAATTTATAACTTTCGCGCCATACGTCATTTAACAGCACAGTTTGATTTGCCAAACTTGATTCGCCTGGCTCAATTATCTGCACAGTGGCTGGGTCACTTTGTAACAGTGCTTCGTTTAATCTCAACTCAACATAGCTGCGATTTGCGTTTGCTCCATATGTGCCGCGTAGTACAGCCCAGTTTTCGTAAATTTGATAGTCAGCAATTTCTTTGGCAAGATTAGCACCGGTGAATATTTCTGCACTTAATATTGTTCCTTTGGTGCCAATGAATTGTTGATACAAGTTGACTTGACTGGTATCGTCAAGATTCAATGCAACCATATAGTCTCTTGGTTGGAATCCAATTAATCCAAAGCTCAGTAGATCGTTGTCAGCTTCTAGGTTTGCAGTTTGTGTGTTATAACTGTTCTCTAACTGATCTGCTTTGTTTGCGATGTTGGGCAAAAGGCCTTTTTGTATCTTGGTATAATCGCTCTTGACCCAGTCAGAATAGGCAAATTCTCGCTTGGGTTGAATAATATCTTGTGCAGACCAATAGAGGTTTTTGTACAGAACAATTTCGCCCTTAGCATACTTGATATTCGGAGCCCACTCTTTGACATTGTCTCGGTTGAGCACAAAGCCCTGTGCATTTAATGTTCCGTTCCACTCAGTGGTTGTGATAGCACTAATATAAACACGAGTCTGTCGTGCGCCGGTTGGGGGATTATAAATTAAGTCTGCAAAAATACTAACGTTGTTGAGTATTACAATGTCTTCATAGCTAACAAATTGTAATTTAACATAAGAAATTGCCTGGTTGTTTGTGCCATTTATTGTGAATCTGTTTTCCAATCGTTCAATTACCAAATTTCTAGCATCAAACGGTGTACGGTTTTGATCCAACAACATGTTTTCTGGATTTTGAACACTGATGCTGTCAACCACTGCTCCGGGTCTTTCTGCAGTCAATTGCAGTGCTGCCGGATTTAAATTAATTAAACTGTCAACAGCCCAGCCTTGGTTTGCCCAATAAAGAAACTCACTGGCCATTTGTTTCCAGTCAAGTGTGTAACCGTTTTCTCGTGTGTCAAACACTAGACCTTGCGTGGTCAAGTATTGTCCATAACTCAACAAGAAATCAACCACACTTGATTGGTTGGTAAACACAAATCCGTATGGAACTTGCACAATATCGTTTGTGTATTGTCGTGGAACACGCACTGTACTGCCGCCGGCGCTGATAGTTTGTAACTCGCCGCTGGTGCGGCTTGCATAAATGTCAAAGTAAGGATCAGTTGTGCTGTAGCCAAATACTGCATATCCTGCATCGGTCAGTTGAACGATCACTGCACTGTATGCCACACTGGCAAACGGTGAGTTTTTGTACAACATCAAGTCGTAACTTTCGTCGGGCAACAGCAAACTTGAATTCAAACTGTTAGGGCTAGAACGTTCTGTGTATATTTTAAGATATTCTTTATCTGTGAAACTTCCAGTTCTCCAGCACAGTCGCACGTCAAGATTTGCCAGTGCTTCTTCCAATGCCTGTGTTGAGTTAATACCCAGCTGTTGATTGTAATCAACAATCCAGTTGATGTAACTGGCCTTGCTAACAGGAGTAACAACACCTGTTGATATATCAACGTTGCCACCATACACCTCAACGCCATTGGCATCTAAGCGATATCGCCCATTGTACAGATACTGTTCAAATTCTGTGCTGTACTTGTAAAGGTCTCGGTCCGCAAACAAACTAAAGAATTTTGCCGGGCGTGTTAGTGCCAACAGGCGCATCACAGCAAATGGGTAACTACTGGAGGTCCACCATGCAGCCTCTACAGGGCCGCCATCGCCGACTACCCAGCTCTTGCGGAATGCATTAGGATCATACTGCCCAACCACACTGTCCAATGGAGACAGTAGTTGGCCTTCTGTGCCGGTGGGTATGAAGTAGGTTGATAAGTTTGGTCTTACGAAGTCAGGTTTAATATAATATCCGTCTGGATCAGCAACGATACCAGCTTGTATGTCGTCCCATAACACCAAGTTATCCTGTGTGTATGGCGCAGGACCATAGCGTGTTTCCCACCATGCGGGCTGTTGGCTAAAGCCCAGCATTTCCCACGGAGTGTAGTTGGGACTTAGTGTATCATAGAAATATCTACTGATGCCGCGCCAGGCTCCCAGCAACGGCAAATCTTTTTCTTTATCGCCGGCTTGGCTATAATTGTAGGTAAACGGATTGTTGGCAATGTACTGCTGTGTTTTGTAATCCAGTTTGTTTTGCCCTACCCAGGTCAAGAAACTTTCACCTAGAATAGTTGTAATCTCGGCCTGAGTATAATCTGTTGTGCGGAAATAACCAGGAATCACTTCTTCAGGTGGTATTGGTACTGGATTGCCTTCAGTCTTTAAGTTGTTGAAAATTCTACGTTCAAACTCCAATAAGATATCATCGCGCATGTCACCAAATGCTGTGGTAATACTGCCATCATGGCCACGGATAACAACAGTTGGGTTTACATAGTTTTCATCCAAGAACACTTCAGGTTTAAATGCCTGATACAGGCCCATCTTGGTAGGAGTATTGGGAACATAATTTCCTGCGGTGTCTGCATATTCACGAATGGTGACCACATCGCCAACTGTGAGTGGAACAGTAACAGTAAGTGTTGGGCCATCTGTGGCCACTGTGTAGTCATAGTTTAGTGTCAGCAGTGTATCGTTTAGGTATACCAATAAGCCTAAGAAGTTTGCAGAAGTAAACGAGTGTGTTTGTAGTGTGTCAAATATGCCAACTGTGATCGGTGTCACTGTGTAAACAGTGTCTGTATAAACATTGCCACTGGGCAACATATCGCTGTAATAGAAACTGTTTATGTTAGTTTTACCAATATTTAAATCAGTAACCACAGAATCAAGAATTTCGCTTGTTGTTAAATTACCCCATTCGTTGCGAATGGCATTTTCTAACAGTCTATTTTTAAACTTGGTATACTCTCTATCGTTGAACTCCAACGACTTAAAGATATTGTATTCACTGCTTCTCATAAAGAAGCCAGCCAGGGTCAATGGCGCACTCTGTTCCAGTATGGTTGTACCGTAACGACCAATGTTGCCCAGGTCGCGTGTGTTGTTTGGACCGTTAATGTCACCGGTAAAGTCAATTAGATTTCTAGCAATACTTTCGTAATGTGTTCTTATGGTTCCCAGCGTAAAGTAAGGACTGTTAACGTTGAAGGGATTGTTTGCCAAATTAATTGGCACTTGATAAAATCCATTGTCGCTTAGATCATTGCTTAAGACTTGAACCTCAATGATTGATCCTGGCGTATAGATATTGTTCAATATGATTGTGGTTGTAGCAGCCGTTCTTGTTACTGTATATTCTGCAGGCAAGATATATTTGTTGGCCACATACAGTTGTATTGCAGGAACAACGGTATTCTCAGGTATATTGATATTGAATCGTAATGGGGATCCGTCGTACGCAAACTGAAATTGTTGACGAATTAAACTTGGAGTTGCTGCCACTTGCCAGCCAAGTTCGCGTTCATATATAACTCGATCAACATATTGATACGAGTACCCGTCACTTATATTAATAGTCTGCGCAGTATTTTGTATGGCATAGGTAAATTGGTCTGTATAAAAATTATTATCAAATACAATGTCACCAATGTTGTTTATACTTAGGTAACGCAGTGGCAATCCCAGCACAGTATCCACGGCGCCCTGTCCAGTGGCATAACTGAACAACTTACTGCCAGCAAATGTAGAGCTAGGGTACTTGGCACGGTCACTGAAACTAATTCCAGCAGAATCATACACGTTAAACAATGGCGCTTGATTTGTAGCTGTCTTTTGTTGTGCTCTTAACCAAGTGATACCATCGTAATAATAACTTGTTCCTTGTGTTGTTAATCCGCTAAGTGTGACTACGGTTTGATCAACCAGTACTGTGGAGTCGTCAGCAGGAACTAGATCAATAATAGGTTGTGCAATCAATGGCGGCACAGTGTCAGGCGTAATGAAATTTACAACGTAAATTTTATTTCTAACTTCAGAGTCAGTATCAGCTGCAAAAATAACACGGGTACCGTTGACAAATTCGTATCCGTCAATGCCGTAGCCCAGTGATCCGTTAATGGTGCTCAGCGCATCTGTGATAGTAAAGTCAACAATATTAACCGGCAGTTTTCCTTGGGTTCCAAAATCGTACAGGCGTGTTCCTGCATTAAATTCTATAATAGGACGTTTAGCACTTTGAGAGTTGCTTAAAATTGGTGTTGTGTTGTTATAAGTGGCAGATGCATTGATAACATCAATGTGGAACCAACGATTACTACGTGTCCAGGGATTTAAATCAGGACTAGCACGACCAATTGTAAGATACTCTGGAATTAGTGGCGCATTCAAAGAAGCATCATAGTTTCCCTCATCGTATCTTAAACTATCAAACGGAATAAGTGCATTTTGAGTATATGGCTCTGGAGTGATAAAATCACCAACAGGTAGTAATTTAATTGCTGTGCCTACACCTTCAACATAGTATTCTTGGTTTTCGTATTCGGCTGGTATTGTGCTGCCACGAAATTGAACTTTGAGTCCATTAGTAAACACCACACCATTTGAACTGGTATAGTTGGGCTTTCCAATAATATCGTTGATATATGTTGTGGTTGCGTTGGTTTGATCAAGCAACCGAATTTGCCCAAAAATTCCAGGGTCTGTTCCGTCTTGATAATACAATGTATCTTTGATTGCTGTCAACAACGGAATTTCTTCAAAGTACCCAGATGCATCTTTATACCAACCAGTATTTGAATACTGATTACCAAAGGCAATAGTAAACTTTTCCAACTCAGCCACTGGCAATACTGGATTTAATTGAATGTACTGCTGGCCACCAGATGATGTTACGTATGTTATTTGCCATACACTGTAACGGTCAGGCTGAGTAAGTGGAATTGCCTGTGCAAATGCTGTGCTGTCATAGCTACCGGTTCCAATTCCAGATGCAGGCAATGGATCAAATGGACTGACAACTTCCCATCCATCATCGCCCGTAGTTGTGTTGAGAAATACCAATGTTCGACCATTTAAATTTGTAGTACCATCAATGCCCGTTGGGTTGGCTGCAAAAAATTCAGATAAGAAAACATTGTTAATTTGATCAAATAATAAATTTGTGGCCAGGTCGACAGAGCCAATGCTGGTCAACCCATAGTAAAAACTCTGTGCAGTAGACTCAGGAACATTGAATGTCACTACTCCAAGATCTTCACCGTTGTTGGTTACGCCCAGCACATCTCTACTAGAAATGTTAGGTGCATAAGGCAGTACACCTTCGACCCCTGGTTCTGCCTGAATCCAAAAACCCGGACCTGTGCCCGGAGTTCCGTCAACAATTGTCAACACGCCTTGCATGTTAAACTGTGTTTCACTTGCGTAGTACAAGGTGTCAGGTGCGTCTTGTGGCACAGTAAATGTAATGTTGCCGGTGTTTGCACCGTTGCGACTTACACCAGTGTTGTATTGATCAATACGGCCCTGTGACGGAGAGGTTTTAATCCAGAATGGCGATACTACACCAAGATTTAAATTGAACACATAGGTGTTTCCACGCACAAGTGTCAGTGGTGGATTTGGCAAGTAATCAATAATGTATGCTGATGTTGTGGCTGCCGTGACACGATAGTTTACAGTTTCTGTTGCATTCTGTGCCACAGTGAATGTGTAGTTGCCGTTGCGCAATAATGTAATTGTAGGATTGCTGCCGGTATAGTTTGAAAATGTGTATACGCCATTTTCTCTTGTGACAGTGTAGTCTGCAGTGAGCGGAACTGCTGTGCCACCTACATCAACTGACAACGGACCATCAGGTAACCAATAGTATTGGCTGTAGTTTACAAACTTGTCCCAGTTAATCTGCGGATCCCAGGTATAGTATTCGCTGGTGTAGAGTCTTTCGCTTTGATCAACAAACGCACCTTGTGTGCCTAGAGCATCAGTGATGCCGGGATACGTGACTGCGTCCTTGATCACTGTGGAATCAGTTTTTCTGAATACAACACCCGGTTCTAATTGATAATCTGTGCGAGATCGAGTAGGTTCAACAACATATTTGTCGTCGGCATTTACGCCTGGCCCTACGCGACGTCCAACATATCCCTGTGTCTTTTTAAACTGCGGCTCTTGAACCAATTGGTCCAGGGTAGCAGCCAAAAATTGCTTGTTGGTAGATGTCTGAAATATCTCTGGTAGAAAATCTACTGTTCTCACTTTTGCCATTAAATTACTCCGCTGCCAGGGGCAGTTTTAAGATTTGTGCTGGTCAGTGCTTCAATTACTTGAATGTCTGCCACTGTGGCTGCGTTAACAAAAATCTGATTTGGTGCTGACCGTATTTCATACAAGTCGCCAAAACTCTTTTGCGGACTTATTGGAACTAACACAACAGAACTCACTACATCGCCAATGTTCTGGTGCAGGTATCCAGATAGTTCTGAGAAATAGAACGTATCACCAAAATTCCAATTTTCAATTGCAAAATAACTATTGATGAAGGACACTACCAAACTCTTTATTTCGCTGACTGATGCAGTGGATCCACTGGCACGAATAACTTTGATAGTTGCACGTAACTCTGGTGCTGCCTTGATGCCAAACAACGGCTTAAAGTCAACTGAGTTAATGATCATATTGTCAGAAATCATTTTGTAGTCTTGTAGTCCTGCATACTCGGTGGTCAGTGTGTCCAGAGATGGTGGTTCTGGCTCTGGAACTGTTCCCGTTGAGTCTACAATGTAATTTCTATATGCAGTGTAGTATGCCTGTGTGACCACGTAGACATCAATGATGTTGGTTGATCCTGGATCAATGCGATTGGTCAATGAACTGTTGTGTCTGTATTGGAAAAACAAGTCTTGGCGGCCAATGCGAGTTATGTAATCAGTTGTGGTCACCAGTTCAGTAGTGCCGGTGGCAGTCAATGACAAGATGTAAAATGCCGGTGGTGTTGTGTACACCAGTGTTGTGGTATTGTAAACACCATATGCATAAAACACCTGTCCGACTATGTACTGTGCCTTTACCACTTCAATGTCATCTAGTGTGGCATACTGAGAATTTATAACTCCAGGCTCTACCAACACATAACGTTCTAGATTGTCAAAGTCAACAATTTGTTGAAAGAACACATTTTTAGTTGTGGGATTTACATTGGGTGCAACAATGGTGTTGAAAAAGTCTGGATCATCTGGCACGCCGTCAGCGTCGTTGTCTTGCCATGAAACCAACACTTGATAGTCATCAACATAGCCGTCTGGTTGAACTGGCTGGTCAATGATACGCATTGAAATATCGCTTTCCAGTGGCAAGTTTGAATCTGGCTTGCTGTTTGTTTTTAATACTTTGACAAAGTCGCGAATAGTAGTTCCTGTGCGACTATCATAAATTTGTTCGTCACCGTAGAAGAAAAAGCGTGTTTGTAGAACTGATCCAAAGTAATAGTTCAGCGCACGACTTGTAACTGTATATGATTCGCCATCAGTTACAAATTGCAAGAACCAACTGGCGTCTAAGTTTGTGCCGGATGTGTTGCCTGCGTATGCTTGACTCCAGGTGGCGTCAATTGCAAGATTGTTTGAAGTAATTAAATACCAGGTCTTGGTCAGGTTATTATAACCCAGGCCAAAATTGCGATACAATTCAATTTGTGCGGCAGCATCATTACGAACATCTGTTCCCAAATCTGTAACAAACAACGGAATAACTTGACTGCATACCGAGCCAGTGGGCACAAAATTATTGAGAACCACTGGACCAAGACCATTGCTAAAGTTGCCAAGTCCTTGATTTGTTCCGTCATTGTATATTGCCGTTGCTGCCGCCCAGATTATCAACTTTTCATCTGCTCGAGTTGGTGTGCCTAGCACTAGTTTATTATTGGCATCAAAGTAATATCCTGACGGAGGAACAAACTTGATCAAACTACCAACTTGGACATATTGCATGTTGTTGCTGGCATATTGTCCAACTGACACTGGGTTTCCTGCAGAATTTTTAAAATAACCTGTGGTTTCATTAGCCAATGTTGTGCTTTCGTTCCAGGTCACTGCCAGTGGTATCAACGATGGACGAGGGAAGTTAGCATAGTAAAATTGTTTGGCAGGACTGTTGGCCAAGTTGACTTCAATTTGATTGGTAATAACATCACTGATTTCGTTTGTGGTCAACCAAGTGAACAAAAAAGTTGGCAACGCATTGTACTCGTACAGAGCACCATCACTGGAGAATGTGTTGGTACTTGAATATTTTCCAGTGTTGTCAACTAGATCAAGATATCGACTTGTGCCAATTGAAGCACGGTTCAATGCTTTGCTTTTGATAATTGAATTGTACTGAGTGAACGGAAAGTTATTGTAGTCCTCGCCGTTGACCATGCGATTTTGTGTGTAGTAACGAGCAGGCGCTCGTTGTTTGATCTCAGCAATGGTTTCACGAGCAAGAGCATTGCTCACTGGTTCAGTAATACCACATGTCATTGTAAGTGTTTCCAGTTGTCCTCTGCGGCTGACATAACTGATGCTCAATAGAACATTTTGCATCTCTTCTGGATTGATAATGTACTGCAATCCATTTGATGCACGAACATACGCACGGAAAGTGCCAACAGGAATTTCAGAGAACACACCATCACCAAAGTTCATGGTGATCTGATCATTGGCTCTACTAGTAACTGAGTATATTGGACGCAGTGTTGTGAGTTGTTCGGCTGCGGCAGTGTACACGCTTTCAACAAACTCCCACTCTCGGCTAATGGTACCTACGTTATCCAATTGATACAACCAACGGTCAGTATTATTAACGCCTTCAATGTTGATGTTCACTGCACGATTGGCAATGCGTTCTGGCAAGTTAAAATCTTGATTCTGTAGTACACCTTGCTTGAACAAGAAGAAGAATCCTGTGTTGGGTGAAGCAAAGCCCAACTGGTCATTACGGAACAACACATTGAATTGTCCATTAGGACGTGGGCTAGGTTCGTATACATAACCAAGGCCACTGGCTGTGGCACTGACAGCTTCAAATGGCATGTTGACGCCGTCAACAACAGAACTGTAGGGGATCACTGGCAAGAAACCTGGCAACAAGTTAACGGTGTATTCGTCTGTGCGAATTCCGTTGATGGTGGTTCTGTTGCCAGGACGGCCGTAACGTTGTGTGTTGACCAGTGCGGAATTCAAGATAGCAGTAAACTGTTCTTGCCAGTCAAAGTTGGTTGGATCGGCCCAGTTAACAGTGATGTTGCTCAGGTTAATGCCGTTGTAGTCCACAATGTTTTCTGTGGTCTGAATTGAAAATACTTTGAGGTATCCGGATGCTTCTGTATTACGCTTGGGAGTGTAGCTGACCAGGTTAGCAAGTTTAACCACACTGTCACGACGTTCAGCAGTGTCTAGATAATTTTCACGTGTGTTAAGATCAGTACGAAAGGCCAATGCCTGACCCATAAATGCCATCACATCTAGTAGAGCAATAAATTCACTGCTTTCAATGTAGTCGTTGAATGTTTCTGGGTAGTACAGTCGTATGTAATCAACAAAACTCTTGCGAAGAGTTTCAAAGTCATAGCTTTGGAAGTTGGCTTCTTGGTAGGTTTGATAGATCCGTTTCCAATCTTCAACACCAAATACCGCAGTTTGTCTAGTAGTTTTTGCCATAATAATCCATCTTGTAGATTATTTATGGCGAAAATAAACCACCCAGTTTATGTTTACACGTAGCCCGCAGTTTGATTTTGCTGATCAAAAAACAATGACAAGAACTGTGTTGTTTGACCAGGCACTGTGTTTACTGCAAGTTGTATGAGTATGCCGTTGTCCTGTGGGAATAGTTCAGCAGATTCAATATAGATTCTTGGATCTAGTCCGGCCACACGTTGTATTTCTGCCAGGATTGCTCGCTCAGTATCTTGTGTTTGATTTTCAAACAGGTAACTCCAGATCACTGTGCCGTAACCAGGACGTCCAACCAGTTGCCCTTGCTGTATGTTAAATGCATTCAACAAGTCACGCTTGATCAATTCAAAGTCTACTAGTGTAAACTTCTTTGGCTGGTTGATTGTGTTAAATCCTACAAATGTTGTCATAGTAATATTTACCCTAATCTAGCTTTGATTGCTGCCAATGGATCAGGCGATTGTCCTAGTCTTAGTAATGTGTTTGAATCTGTTCCTGCATAGGGTAATTTACCCAACGCACCGCTCACTGCACTGCCTGTTACACTGCTCAATGCAGATGTAGCACTGCTTACAGCACCGTTTATTGACGCTGTTATACTGCCTAACCCGCCGGCACCGGACGCTCTG